TTGCTGGCAAAGATAATCGCCGCCCACGGCATCCGGCACCCGATAACCGTGAGCAAGCGGTCGGGCTTTGTCGTTAGCGGCCACTGCCGGCTGCTGGCCGCCAAAGAGCTTGGCCTCGAGCGCTTCCCGGCCGACATGCAGGACTTCGCCAGCGAGGCCGAGGAGTTGGCCGTCCTCGTGGCCGACAACCAGGTGGCGGAGCTGGCCGAGACCGACGGCCAAATCATGGCCGACGTGCTCGTCGAGCTCGACCAGGCGAACTACCCACTGGAGCTGACGGCGCTAACAGAAGAAGAGATTGTCGATTATATCGAAGGTCCTATTGACGACATGGCGGGCCTGACCGACCCCGATGCGGTGCCGGAGCCTCCCGACGAGGCCGTCACGCAGCCGGGCGACCTGTGGTCGCTCGGCAACCATCGCCTCCTCTGCGGCGATTCCGGCAAGGCCGAGGACGTGGACCGGCTGCTCGACGGGGCGACCGTGCAGCTGGTGAACACCGACCCGCCGTACAACGTCGGCGTCGCCCCCCGTAGCGGCAACGCCATCGCAGCCTCGGGCGACCGTCCCGTCGGCCAGCAGGGCATTGACATCGCCATCCGGGGCAAGAAGCCCATACATGGGACGAAATACGCTCAGACAAAGAAGCTCCGCCCTAAGGACCGGCCGCTCGTCAACGACTCCGTCTCGGACGAGGAGTTCGCGCGGCTCCTGCGGGCGTGGTTTAGGAACATCCAGGGCGTGCTCGAACCCGGGCGGTCGTTCTACATCTGGGGCGGTCACTCGAATGTGTGCAATTATCCGGCTGTCCTCAAAGAATGTGGACTCTACTTCTCGCAGACAATAGTCTGGGTCAAGGAACATCCGGGTCTCGCGGGCAAGGACTTCCTCGCGAATCACGAGTGGTGCTTCTATGGTTGGAGGGAGGGCGCAGCCCACTGGTTCAACGCGGAGATTACCAGCGCGACTGATGTTTGGAGTGTCAAGAAGGTCCCGCCGCAATCAAAGGTGCATTTGACCGAGAAGCCCGTGGAACTGGCGGTGCGTGCCATGACCTACAGCAGCAAGCCGGGGGAGAACGTGCTGGACCTGTTCGGCGGCTCGGGCAGCACTCTCATCGCGGCCGAGAAGACGGGCCGCCGGGCGTTCCTCATGGAAATCGACCCGCTCTACTGCGACGTCATCGTCAAAAGGTGGGAGGAGTTTACGGGAAGCAAGGCCGAGAGGACATCGGCCGCAATTGATGGCGAGTGAGCCGACATGGCAGGCAAAAGAAAGACCAAGTCCGCCAAGCGCTACAAGCCCGACGAGGTCAAGCGAATGAAGCGCGCCTATATGCGGACGCAGAGCTATGCCATGGCCGCCAAGGTCGTCGGCTGTCACCCGACCACCATCCGGCGGTTCGCCAAGCGCCTGGGCTGGACCGAGCCCATCGACCGCAACGCGCTTAAGGGGCGAGAGACCACTCTCACCGCCGACATTGCCGTCCGCCTGGCAATCGGCTGGCGGGAGAACATCGGCGACGAGACGCTGGCGGCGCTGGTCGGCGTTAGCCATGGGCAGCTCCGCTGGTGGCTCGAGAACAATACACAGGTGACAATCGTCCGCCGGGTGCACAAACTTGGCCCCGATGGAAAGCCGCTGACGGACGCCAACGGCAACGAGGTTGTCGAGCGGCGGGCCGAGGAGATTGGACTGCACGACTTACGGGTGAAGGCGCGCGCCGAACTCGAGTTCGATTACCTGGCCAAGCACGCGCGAGCAATCGAGCGTGCCCTGGCGGCCGGCGACCTGCGCACCGCGATGCATGGCATCGAATGGCGCCTAACTGTGCACAATAGACCCAAATATGCGGGGACCGCCCCCGTGCAGGTGAATGTGAGCCAGCAGCTCCAGAATCTCGTGAACATCGAGGAGCTGAACCTGCCGCTCGAGGTGCGCAAGCAGATACTCTTCGAGATTCGCAGGCGGCGCGCCGCAGAGGCCGACCCCCGCGGGAAGGGGGCGCGGCATGCCGGGGAATGAACGATGGCGAGCGGCAAGTCCACACTACTACTGGACGAGCTCGACGTGATGGCCAGCGTCGTCAAGGACAGTCTGTACGAGTTCCTGCTGGAGTTCTGGCCGGATGTCTGCGCCGAGCCGTACATCGACAACTGGCATATCCCCTACCTGTGCGGCGAGCTCGAGCGCATCGCCCGGCGCGCGGCCAGCGGCCTGCCCCGCGAGCATGACCTGGTCGTCAACATCAGCCCCGGCAGCACGAAGAGCCTGCTGGTGAGCGTGATGTTCCCCGCCTGGGTCTGGACGTGGTGGCCGAGCGCGAGCTTCATCGCGGCCAGCTACACCTACAGCCTGGCCGTCCGCCTGAGCCGAATGAACCGTATGCTGGTGCGCTGCGAGCGGTACGCGGCGGCCTTCCCGGCCACGCACATCATCGAGGACCAGGACACGAAGGGCTACTTCGTCAATGTATCGAAGGGCGAGCGAATGTGCGCCGGAATCGACGGGGACGTGGTCGGCCGGCATGCGGACTTCATTCTCATCGACGACCCCCTCAAGCCCAAGGGTGCCCGCAGCGAGGCCGAGCTGGCCAGTGCGAACATCTTCATCCGCGAGACGCTCTGGAGCCGCAAAAAGGACAAGGCCGTGACGCCGACGATACTCATCATGCAGCGGCTCCATGAGGACGACCCGACCGGCATGATGCTGCGCGAGTTCGGCGGCGCGGTCCGGCACATCTGCCTGCCGGCGGAGCTGACCGACGCGGTCAAGCCGCGCGAGCTGCGGCGTCACTATGTTGACGGCCTTATGGACCCCAGGCGGCTCGGCCGCGCGGTGCTCGACGAGGAGCGGCGCGTCGGCGAGTTCTACTACTCCGGCCAGTTCCTCCAGAGCCCCGTGCCGCCGTCGGGCGGCATGTTCAAGGCCGAGCGCCTGCGCATCGACACGCCGACTGGCCCGTGGACGCAGCGCGTGCGCTACTGGGACAAGGGCGGCACCAGGGACGGCGGGGCGTACACCGTCGGGGTGCTGATGGGGCGCAATGGCGACGGGCGCTTCTGGGTGCTGGACGTTGTGCGCGGCCAGTGGGACGCCGCCGAGCGCGAGGCCAGAATCCAGCAGACCGCGGCAGTGGACGGCAAGGCCGTGATAATCGGCATCGAGCAGGAGCCCGGCAGCGGCGGCAAGGAGTCCGCCGAGGCCACAGCCCGGCGGCTGGCCGGCTACCGCGTCCGTCTGGACCGGCCGACCGGGGACAAGGCGGCCAGGGCCGACCCGTTCGCCGCGCAGGTGAACGCCGGCAACGTCTGCCTTGCGCGCGGCGAATGGAACTCCGAGTACATAAGCGAGTTGACATTCTTCCCAGAGAGCCGGTATAAGGACCAGGTGGACGCCAGCAGCGGCGCCTTCAAGCTGCTTACGCGGCCGACAATCCGCGTCGGCGGCGGATTCATAACCTGAGTTGGAGCACAGTCCAATGGCCACCAAACGCACGCAAGCAACGAGGGCCGCAAGTGAGTTCAGCGGGCGCAGGACGCTCAGCAAGGCCCAGTTCGAGCAGCTGCGCACGCTCCTGGCGAACCAGGCGTATACCCTGCGGCGCGAGACCATAGATGCACTGCTCAATACCACGCGCGACGTGGACGAGGAGTGCCAGTACCCGGCCACAATCGCCGTGAGCGACTACCAGGCCATGTACGAGCGAATGGGCCTGGCGGCACGGATAGTCTCGCTCTGGCCCGACGAATGCTGGAAGCAGCCGCCGGAGGTATACGAGACGGAGGAGTCGGACACCACGCCGTTCGAGGAGGCCTGGCGGCGGCTCTGCGAGTCGGTCCCCGTCTGGGACGCGATGCACCGCGCTGACATTCTCAGCGGCATCGGTCGGTACGGCGTGCTGCTGCTGGGTCTCGACGACGGCAAGGAACTATCGGAGCCGGCCGACGGGCTGGACGAGCGGGGTGAGCGGACCGCTGCCGGCGAGCGGTCGCTGCTCTACCTCAAGCCGGTCTCGGAGAACTCGGCCACCATCGAGACGCCGAAGCAGACCGACAAGACGAACCCGCGCTACGGGCTGCCGCTGTACTATAGGATAACCTTCGAGAACGAGGCCGGCTCCGAGACGACGACCGAGGTGAAGGTGCACTGGACGCGGTGCATTCACCTGGCGGACAACAGGGCCGACAGCGACGTGTACGGCGTGCCGCGCCTGCGCGACGTGTACAATGACCTGCTCGACCTCAAGAAGGTCTCCGGCGGGGCCAGCGAGATGTTCTGGAAGGGCGGATTCCCGGGCTACTCGTTCGAGCTCACGCCGGAGGCGCAGAAGGCTGGGACCGAGGGGCTGACCGTGGACCTCGACAGTATCAAGGAGCAGATGCTCCTGTACAGCGAGGGCCTCCAGCGCTGGATGTACCTGACCGGCATCACGATGAAGGACCATGCCCCGCAGATAGCCGACCCGAGCGGCAACCTCGAATGGAAGGTCAAGCTGATAGCGATGGCCAAGGGCGTGCCGTACCGCCTGCTTCTCGGCACGGAGGAGGCACGGCTGGCCGGCGCCCAGGATAAGCGGGCGTGGAATGAGCGCGTCCAGCGCAGGCGCAACGGCTACCTGACCGCGATGGTCGTCCGGCCATGTATCGACCGGCTCATCGCCCTGGGCGTGCTGCCGGAGCCCGAGCGCTACACCGTCGCCTGGCCGGACATAGAGGCCACGACCGAGGCGGAGGTCGCAAGCGTGGCCAAGGACATGACCGAGGCAATGGCCAAGTACGTAGTGGGCGGCGTGGACGCCCTCGTGCCGCCCCGGCAATACCTGACCACGGTGCTCAAGATGACCGATGAGCAGGCCGACGCTATCCTGGCGGCGGCTGAGCAGGCCGAGGCCGAGATGGACGCAGAGGAAGACTGACAACCACAGGGCTGGGCAGGCTCGTGCTTGGCCGACTCTCACTGCCCCCGCCATAGCCGGGCCTGCCCTCGAATGAAAGGCAAGACTGTTGGCCCGTCGAACCATAGACCCGACCCGCACGGCACTGCTGCGGCGCAAGTTCCTGGCGGACATAAACCGCCGACTGCGGTTACTCGCCAGGGAAATCACGCAGTTCATAGTGGACGAAGACGCCTTCGGTCTGGCCGAGCCGCAGGACCGCAGGCAGGCGCGGGCCGCAGGGCTCGTCGTACTACAGCACCGCGCGTTCGCCTTCAGAACCAACCCGCGGAAGGTCGCGGGCTTCCGCCAGTGGCTCCAGGACCGCGTAAACCAGGGCATTCTCAGCACGACGGCCACCGGCCAGCCCTGGACGCAGCCGTACATCGAGTCCGCCTACCGCAAGGGCGTCGTGAGGGCCTATATCGACGCGCACAAGGCGGACCTGCTCCGCACGCCGACATGGTATCAGGCCAGCCGGGAGGTGTTCCTGCGGACCGCCTTCAGCCAGCCGGAGACGACGACCAAGCTGGAGCTCCTCGGCACGCGCGCATTCGAGCAGCTGCGC